GTAATAGCAAGGGTAATTAGACCCATTTTATCTTCGAAGCGATCTACCAATTCTACATCTTTAATATTATAATCAATAAACTTTTGGTGATCGGCTTTGTAGAGATTAAACAAGGAACCATGTTCTTCGTAAGATAGTTTCTCTTCGCCGAGGACTACGTGAGCAATGTTATTCAGAGAATAAGATTCTTGCTGACCATAGGCATACCCAAACTTTTTAAATACTTCCATATAATCCATATGAGATATACCTTGGAAATCAAATGTTTCATCGCGATTGTTTGATTTGTAACCGATGCGAACTTCTCTACGGTCAACGTTACCCCATGGGGATAATCTTTTAATGTTTTGTTCGCCGAGATCAGGGCCAAAGACCCGCATGATCCGATTTACCAAATAAGGTATATCGAAGAACTTAGAGTTCCAGCCAGTAATAACATCGGGCGTATGCGAGGGAGTAGCCCAGTGATTAATAAAATCTATGAGTAGTTCTTTTTCATCTACGCATTTCTTATACACCACGCGGTTATCTTTCATTAAGGCATCTTCGACATTATAGTCGCCTAAGCCCCAAACGTAATAGGTATTGTCAATGTTATTTTTAAGACAGATAGCTGTAACTGTTTTAGCAGCTTCTGCTGGTTCTGGGAATCCATCATCGGATTGAACTTCTATATCAATTGTTGTTACGTTGATCTTAGATCTATCGAATTCGATTAGGCCAGGAAATAGGTCGTTAGCTAGGGCTGCTTGGTGTTTTGTATTACCGAATATATGCCGACCTGCTACGTGTTGATTTTGTTGTACCCATTCTTTAGCATCTCGCATGCTGTCGAATTGTACAGGAGCAACTGGTGTACCATCTAGAGATTTCCATTGTGTTGCTTTAGTTGTACCTACGAATAAGGTAGGTTTGTATTTGATTTTCTTTTGGACTCGCTGTCCATTTTCTATACCTCTGTAGAGAAGCATATTGCCGTAGCGAGAAATGTTTGTGTAAAATTTCATATAAGTGTATATTATACCATACTATAGAAGGTTTGTAAACCTTTTTTTTCAGTCAAGAACGGTGGGGTAATTTCTTACCCCCCGCATGAATTGTCAAAGACTAAGACTAGTAAGATATGATAGTTAATAAAACGAGAGCTGGTGCAATAGTAATTGCAATAAAAGCTAACACAAATATTTCTAACATTTCCAACGTGGCCTTAGCGATGTCATGATTATCTGCCCAGAAGGCTTTTAATTTAGTCATGATGTATCTCCGGTAAATTATTCTTTAATAACCTACCAGGTTTCGCTAATTGAACTCTAGCCTTTCAGCAGAGTTTTCTTCTTTGATGTCCCGGTAGACCCAATGTTGATCTTCCTTGGACGCTGTTCTTCTGGGATTTCGACCCTGGCATTCACCACGAGTATTCCATCCTTCAAATCAGCCCCATCGATTACGCAAAATTCTGAGAGTCGGAAGGACTTCTCAAATTTGCGGGATGAGATCCCTTTATAAGCATACGCCCTGTTATCCTCCCCGGTATTACCCTTCACCTTTAGAATTCCATCCTTAACCTCGATGTCGAGATCAGTCATGCTGAATCCAGCCACTGCTAATTCAATAATGAAATTTTCATCATCGACTCTTACAATGTTATGTGGTGGGTAGTTATCAGTTCCAGTTCTAGCTGAATTATGAATCCTTTCTAAGTCTTCAAATAATCCATCAAAACCGACGAATAGAGAACGTGGTACGTTCAAGTTACTTCTTACCATAGTTATTTCCTCCTATATATAGCAAGGTTGTGTGAGCCGGTCCAATACCGCACTCATCGCTTATATTTATACAAGTCGTAAGACTAGTTTAAATAATTTGTGTTAAAATTCCTAGTCCAACGCCTAAAAGAAACATATACAGATATCCAACTAAATAAAATTGAGTATCTAAATGTTTTGTTCTTGGGATTAACCCTAGGTTTTTTAATGTTTTTGTCTGTTGTTTTCCAGTCATATAAATGTTCAAGAGAGTTCTAGTTTATTCTTCTGCTTTCTTGTTATTTCCTATATTATATTTTGGACAGAGCTCCCATTGAGTTTTCTCTTTAAAAGGTATTACCTTTATTTGCCTTAATGGCGCTGTGTCTTTTGCTTGGGAAGGTTTAATCATTGTAACCAATCCCCAGTCTGATAACAAAGTAGAAATTGTATTCCTTCTATGTATATCGTTTTCTATTAAATTAGATGGCTTACCATCCAATAAGAATAATTCTTTAAAATGCACTATAAAGTATCTGCCTTGCTTATGCAATATGTGGCAGGACTGATAGAGTTTTTGATCTTTGCGTGATGCTACACCGATACGTGTTAATGTTTCTCTTATCTTGAGAAAGTCATCGGGTTCATTAAGTGTGACTTCCAGCATATCAGCTGGGACCCACGCCTGTATTTCATTATTTTCTTTTTCCACCTTTACTAATCCTATGTTTCAATGTTTCAATTTGGTCTGGGGTAAGTAGAGATAATACTGATTTTGCCTTTTCATTGCTATAACCATAATTTTCTTTAATCACTTCCAGACATTCAATCTCCGCTGGTTTCACCCACTTGGAGAATCTTTTCTTCTTTCTTATTATATTTATATAAAATTGATTCTGAAGGCTGGAATCTATGTGATGATTTATATTCATCTCATTAGCATATAATACTGTATCCTGAAAATGGGATAAGGTTCTATTTACTAGGAAAGGCTGGTATGCTTTTTCTGTTTCATTATCAACAATTAAATTCTTCTTAGTGAAGTTAATTGCATTTATAAAATCAAAGGGATTCAATATAACTCCTTGCTTGTTCTTCTTGTTCAAATAATCTTTCATATACAATTACTTGACTAGGATCTATAGCTGTTACCCGATACATCGTTTTGTCTTTATAATGTATTTGATGATATGAATAGCTAAGCTCGCGGGATACAGTTTTGTATACGTTTAAATGGTGGGTTGGTTTATCGTACATTATACTATTTCCACTCCTGCCATTATTTCTGTTAGACAAGCTACGAGGTTTAATTCATGGTCTGCAACAAATGCATTCTTATATTGATAGTCAGCTAGAATAAGAACTAACTGAGGTATAGATTTAGGATCAATGTATTCAAACATTGTGTCGTAGATCTTTCTAAAGATAGATGCTGGTTCCGTATCCATGTTATCAGCTACCCATTGACGCATGCGTTTAAAGTCTTTGTGTTTAATATGTAGCATTAGATCATTAATAGAAGTCTCGCTAATGCTTACTAGGATGCCTGTATCAATGCTTCCACTGGTACTATATCTTTGTAATTCATTTAAGACTCTACGCCAATCTGGCATATGCTTCATAATTAGATCTGCAATTACCTGCTTATCGTAGGTAATCTTTTCTTGGCCCAGTATATACTCGACTCTTTTCATAAATTCAGAAAGGAGAGGAGGCATGTCCTTCTTGGCCATATTAAATTCGATGACCGAACATCTAGAATGTAGAGGTTCGATTATACGGTTTTTAAAATTGCAAGTAAGTATAAACCTGCAATTGCCTGAGAACTCTTCGATAAATCCACGAAGAGCTGGTTGGGTAGACTGTGGGTTTAAGTAATCTGCTTCATCGAGTATTACGACCTTAAATCCACCCTGTAAGCTAACTGTGCTAGCAAACTGTTTAATCTTATTTCTAAGAGTATCGATATTACCTTCTTCTGATCCATTGATCAATAAGAAATCTAAATCTAATTCATTGCATAGTGCCTTTGCGACGGTTGTTTTTCCCAGACCAGCTGTGCCGGTTAGAAGCATATTGTGCAATTCACCTCCGCTAACAATATCCTCGAACGTCGCTTTTATATGGGAAGGCAATACAATTTCTGCAATTGTTTGTGGTCGATATTTCTCGACCCATAGAAATTCATTCATTAAAGTACCTCCCAACCAAGTACACTATCAGCAATAAAAGATCGCCAAGCTGCTTTATCTAAAGCCCAAGCTGCTATTACATCTGAATTAGCATTAATCTTTTTAATAGTTGGTGATATGTTATGTGCTTCTAATACAAGCGGGTTGAGAGTGCAAGGCATAACTCTTATTTCGTCAGAGTTAACCTTTTGGAATGTTACCGTTACAGTACCATTCATTAGAGCTTTTATTAGCTCTTGTTTTTCATTTTTATCCATTATATAATCCTAATTAAAGTAGCGGGATTTAACCCTCCCGCAAGTAGGTTTTAATACAAGCTTAGCTGTCAGAAGTATCTTCTGTAGCTGGTTCCATATCCATTTCGGATTGAACCGGTGCTTCGCCATCTTCTACTGGTGCTTCAGTACTTTCGGCTGGTACATTAGCTTCAAGGAATTTTACAACCTTTGATCTTAATGTTCCAACACCTTCTAGTTCTGAACCTTCGAATGCTCCTCTTTTAGAACAGATATCAATTATCTGAACAAAAGACTGAACATCACCTAGCGAAAGCTGTACTGGCTCTGCTGCTTGTGTTTCTACTGCGTCTGTCATTTTATTTCTCCTTTGCAAAGTAGACTAATTCGGAAGACCGGTAATCCGCATCTTCCACCATATCTCTCATAGTGTATATGAGAAATTCTTTTATGTGCTTATATTTATGCACTAAATTTTGTTGTTTGTTCTAAGGCTACAAAATATTCTATTGGGAAATTTGTATTCTGCCAATGTGATATTTTCTTTTCTGATAAACTAACGAAGTAATCACCAGAAATAATCTTTAGGTTACTTATGTTAAAGTCAAAGTTAAACTCGCCTTTAGTTGTGTTATCTGATTCTATCTCTAATGTAAAATCATTAGCTGTTGCATCTTTTGCATCAAATATTCTAGCCATAATCTTTCCATCGTTGCCAGTAATGCTTAGGTCAGTATGACCAAGAACACCAGCTGCTTGTTTAATCTTATTAATAACTTCTGAATCTAGAGTCACGCCACAGTCCGTAGAGGGCATTGTAATTTCCTTTGTGGGTGTAGTTAAGATCTCTGGATTAGAATAGTAGTAAGTAACTTTCTGTTGATTAGGCAATTTGCATCCGCCGACATTTGAATTAACCTGTAAATATTTATCTTCGAATTCAATGTTGCTATTCTCTATTAAAGATAGTACAGATAAGAATTCATTCAGATCATAGATTCCAACTTGGTTGGGGAAGTCTTCAACGATTTCTGATTTGGCCATAATGGTTTTAGATTCAGAGATTGTTCCGATTGCTTGTCCCGGTTCAATAACCAGATTGGGGTTTATAGAGGCGAAGTTCTTTAAAACTTCTAGTGTGTCATTAGATAATTGCATAATATTCCTGTTTTTTTATTTGATGGTATCATTATACCACAGTTTTGGTTGAATGTAAACCCTTTTTTGCATTTACTTTATCTGCAAAGGCTAGTTCTTGATCCCAGTTAATTTTGTTACTTTCATAACATGGGCTATTTTGTTGGCATATAATAAGTCTTCCGCCATCCATATCTAATCTAATGCTATCGGTTGTAAATAAACCTCCATTAACATCATGGATAATAGCTTCTATAGAACCATTTTGGTCCTCGCTATGTAGGTGATTAAATAAAAATACTAATTCTTCTTTTGTCATTACTTGTAAAAAATGTGGTCATTGATAGTAACCGTAGGGGTTAAATAGTCGTTCCAATAAGGATCAACTGAGTTTGTGTGGTAATATAAAGCACCGCTTGTTACATCGAATGCCATATAAGACATAATACTGTCTGCTAAATCAAGGGCTTCACTCCAAGTTTTAGAATCTGTTGGTACATCTGATTTGCCATCGCAGTACCAGCTGAATTGGCATTTGTGTAATATTGGGACAATATCTCCTTTCCAGTTTTTCCTGGTATAGGATTGGTAAACTACATCGCAGATAGTATCGGGGAATTGGTTATCATAAACTCTATTAATAACTACTTGAGCTACTGCCATTCTACCCACATCAGGTTGGTTAGCAGATTCAAAATATATATTCTGTGCTAAACAAATACGATCGCTTTCGCCTATCGCTGATGCTTTTAATTCTAGGGTAATAAAAAGTGTAGCCAAAAATGTAAGTGCCATTACACACATATGAAATGGGATATAATATTTTGACGCTGATGACCATATAGGTGGTGTTTTCTTATTCATTAGAGCTCCTGTCGTGCTCGCTAAGAGCAATTAAAGCGTAGTGCAATACTTTCATAAGGTCTTTCCTATGATCGTCGTACGAGCCCTTTCGCCCGTAGCGCTGCGCGTATTTTAAAATGTTACCAATTGCAAAGCCAATTCCATGGCCACAATCGGAAATAAATTCTGTTGATTGAAATTTGTTTTTGGAATAATGTCCGCCGTAAGTGGAGTCGATATATTCTTTAAGCTCTGCAATCAAAGCTCCTTCGTTAAATTTATAGTCTGGGGTTTTAATAGTCATATTCTTCCTCTGGTGTTTCTTCGCTAACATCAGGCTGACCATAGTCAAGCTGAGCTCCTGAATCTACTTTTGTATAGAGATCCAAGAATGCGATTTTAGTATCTTCGTCGAATCTAGAAACACAAAGGTCTATAGATTTCATTCTATCATTAAAGATAGAGAAGGTTTGAACGATGTGACAAAGTCTTCTAGTAGAGATAACTTCATCTACGCCATCATCGTAAAATGTTTTACGTATAATATCTGCCCATGTAACAAGCTTGGTTACGAATTCAATATCTTCGACGTCGAATTTAACCATATGCTTACTAAGGATTTTCTTTTCGATAGCAAGACCTGGGAATTGCATATCGATTGAGATAGTAAATCTTTCTAGGAAAGCATCATCTAAGATACTTGCTGCGGTAAATCTGCCATCATCTGAACCTTTGCCTTTAGTATTAGCAGTTGCGAATACGTTAAAGCCTTTAGCGGGGGAAATAGTTTCGCCAGTCTTTTTAACAAGTACTGGTTTGCCTTCTAAGATACCTTGAAGACACATGATCTTGTTAGTAGCTCTATCGATCTCATCGAGAAGAAGTATTGCTCCTGATTCCATTGCTTTTAAAACAGGGCCCTTTGCGAACACTGTCTCACCGTTGATTAATCTAAATCCACCGATCAAATCATCTTCATCCGTTTCAGGATTGATTTGAACTCGAATGAATTCTTTGCCGAGTTTAGCACAAGCTTGCTCGATCATAAACGTTTTACCGTTTCCAGATAAACCAGATACGTAAGTAGGGTAAAACATTTCAGATTTAATAATCTGAGTAACGTCTTTAAAAGAACCCCATGGAACAAATGTTGGATCTACTCTAGCATAAGTTTTCTCATCACTAGTTATAGATTGCATTTGAGCCGCAGTAGCTGGGACCTGATCTGCAGTAGCTGCCGGAGCTGCTTCTGGTAAAAGTCCATCCAAAGAGTAAGTGCCAATCTTGACCCTATTCTCTGGGGTTAATAAAGGATAAAAATCCTTAGCTGTGAAGCCCATGGATTTCGCCACGTCTTCGATTATAGCTCTACGGAAATCCGTTTGGCCAGGAAACTTAGTAGCGATTTCGCTTAAGATCCTTTGGGTTGATATTTTCACTTGATTCATAATATAGACTCCTTATCTGTTTTTATTATTTAATATAGGTACCATTATACCGTATTTCTGGGAGGATGTAAACCCCTAATTTGCATTGTTCACGTGATTGTGACGAAACTTTATGATTAAGCAACTGCTTTACCAATGGAAGTCATAAGAACCTTATTGGTTTTCTTACCCTTTGCAAACTTTTTAAATGCGTTTCTAATCTGGGCATCTGACATATCTTCGTGGACTTGATCATCGAATTCACCATCTTTGGCGGATAATGTTTTACCGCCTTTGAGTAGGTAGTAGTTATCATATCCAAAAGCATCTTGCTTATGAACGCATTTGTTCTTTGTGTATTCTTTAGCACACTCTTTGAAGAATTCTCTGTCATACATATCTGCATCTTTTACGTAGCCAGATAGTCTGTTAATTCTATTTCTCCAATGATGTGAATCATCTGCCATAAAGAAGCCCATTGTTTTTGTATTAAGACTTTTAGATAGGTTCTTAAGAAGTAACTCGGTTGTGTTATATCTATTCCCTAGATCTACTTTCTTTTTGTTAATGATAGCTAATTTTCTGCCGTGATATTTGGTATCGATTTTCTTATCATCAAGACCTTTCATTTGGATATTATTTAATCCATTAGCATCGCCATCTGTAAAGGTAACGAAATTCATTTTTTCTACCTGGTGCTTAATTTTAAATTGCTTAACCAATGCATGTGAAACTATCAAAGCCTGATCTAATGGAGTTGAACCCCAATACTCTGACTGAGCTAGTGGTGCATCGTCATTCCAGTAGTTATCTGTTTTTTGTCTTAAGTACATGTGGAAGATAGCATCTTGGAAATCTTTCTTATTGAAAGATGAAGAGCAAACCAAAGGCATTGTAAGATTATTCATATCAACATCACCGTCTTGAAGCTGGTCTTGGAACTCTTGATTTTCATAGCAAAAGGTTTTATTCTGTGTAGTAAATCCATAAACATCAAATGGGATATTAATCGCTTTGCAGAAATGAACCATATGTAAAATCTGATCCATAACATAATTCATAGAGTTAGACATAGAACCAGAATAATCTACGAGCATAATCATACCGTGATTTTTAGCATCTGCCAATGTGGTTACTTGTGAAAATATATCTTCTGATGTTTTATAAGCCCAAAGCTTGCTAACATCTAATCTACCAGTTTTAGCAGTAGTTGCTCTTTGATATCTGAATGCTGCTTTTCTTTGCTCGAATTCTTTAACTGCGAAGTTAACAGATCTTTTACAATCTTTAACATACTTTTTAAAATCGTTAAATTTAGCATGCTCGACCGGAAGACCTAGTCCTCTTTCTTTCTTTAATTGATTATATCCAATAATTGTATTGTCTAGGTAGTAAGGTCTTAATTCATTAAAGATAGTAGTACCTTCGCCATTCTTACCTACATCTAATAAAGATTCTTCGTTAGATCTATATGCTTCGTCTGTAATTGAAATGTCTTGGTCTGGGGTATGCTCAGGTGAAGAAGATAATTGCTCTAGCTTTTCTTTTAGATCTTCTATAACTTTTTCTGGTGTTGGTTCTTTATCTATTTTTGTTTCAGATTGCTGGTCGCCTTCTTCATTACCTTCGGGAGTATTTTCTTCTGAAGGAGCAGGTGCTTGTTGTTCTTGAGGTTCCATATCATCATGGCCTTGTGGTGGTGGGCCATCTAAAGCATCTTCGAGTTGATCTATTAGATCTTCTAGGTTCTGAAGCTTTTCTGATTTTTCTTCTGGCTGTAATAACTCTTCTTGATTTTCTTTAGTGTAAGCTAAAACGTCTTTAGCTAATTGGATAACATCGTCGAAATTCTGATTAGCAAAAGCTCTGTCTAAAAATACTTTTTCTTCTGCATTAAATGGAACGTCTAACTTAGAACCTAATTTTGTCTTAAGGTTAATTTTATCTATAAGCTTAACTTGGTCCCATTCTAAATTATGAATGTCGCCGAAGAATTCTCTTTTAAGTAATTCGTTATATCCTCTTTGCATTGCTGCTATTAAACCAGGATATGCAGATCTAATATCTCTTTCGATCCTAGCATCTTCTATAACATTAAGGTATGATCTAGGAGCTCCTGCTAATTTTTCTGGGCTATCATGCCATCCTGATTCAGGAGTAAATAATGCGTGTCCAACTTCATGACCACATAATAGATCATAAACATCTTTACCCATATCTTTCCAATTAGGTAATCCTAAGACCCTATTTTTTACATCAAACCAAGCAGTATGATAGTTACCATGTCTAATAGTAATATCTTCCTTAGCTAGTAATTTGGGTAGTAGTGAACTTTGTAACATAAAAACTCCTTATATTTTTTGTTTATAGGTACCATTATACCGTAGTTCAAGGTGGATGTAAACAACTATTTTCATCTTTTTGCAAAGATTCACGTGTTTGTGACGTGGCTGTGACGAAACGTTACTTTATCTTTGAAAAGTTCTTTTCTTTGAAGAATTCTATCTTAGATCTGAACTTGTTCTCGAGGATATCACCCTTATGGGAAATAATGAAAACGTTTGATCCTTCTTCCAAAGTTCCTAAGATCTTAGTTAAGCTTTCTACCCCATCTGCGTCTAATGAACTATCGAATGTTTCATCGAGGACTAATAGGTTAGTAGCTGCGCTGTTCTTTAACTTAGCAATTTGTCTCCAAGTAAAAAGTAAACTTAAATCAATTCTTTGTTTCTCGCCTTCAGAGAAAGAACTATAGTTAAAGCTATCTCTATGTCTAGATCTAATTGTTTCATTAAAGTTTTCGTCTAAGTGGAATGCTACGAAGAAATCTAATATTTGTAGGTATTGATTAATTAACCTATTCATAACAGGAAGGTATTGCTTAATGACCTTAGTCTTAATACCCGTATCTTTAAGCATTTCCCCTATAACTTCATTGTATGTTCTTTCTTCTACATACTCTAATTTCTTTTCGGTTATATCTTCTTTAGATTTCCTACTGTTATTTAGATCTTGTTTGGCTTTTGATACATCGCCGGTTGCGCTAGTTAGCTGACCGATTTCTTTTTGTATCTTATCTATCTCTTTTTGAAGTAAAGTAATCTTATCATTATTAGAATTAATCTTTTGTTGCTTCTGTCTTAATTGATTAGTTCTATTCTGAATATCCTGTAGTTCAGCCTGGGCATCTTCTATCTGTTTAGCCAATATAGTTTTATCGGTTTGGATTTGTGCAGCTTTTGATTTGATCTGTGATTGCTTTTCATTCTTTTTCTCTAACTCTATATCTTGGTCACATGTAGGACAGTGATCGTTATCTTCGTAGAACCTAGATTCTTTAACCAGATCTTTGATACCTGATGCATGCTGGAGGTCTAGGGACCTAAAAGTAGATAATTCTTCATTGTTGGTTCTATACCGTTTATCCTCCTCTTTTAGTAAGGTCTCTAAATTCTCACCGAGCTTTTTACTTTCCTCGAAGGTAGCTTTAATATCTGTCTTGTGAACTTCGATCGAATCTTTCTTATTATCTATCTGGTCCTGGTTTAAGGATTGTAAATCTTTAATGTACTTATTTTGTCCTGTTATCTTTGTTTTAAGTAAATCTATCCTATGGTTAATATCAACTAACTCATCTTTAATTTTGGAGTTACGTTCTTTTAATAAGGTATTCATCTTAGAAAATATATTAATATCTAGTAAGTCTTCTATAACAGATCTACGAGACCAAGCAGGTAATTGCATAAAAGGAATAAAAGAACTTGAACCTAATACAACCACTTGATGGAATGATTTATGGTTAAGCTTTAATATGTTTTGTTCTAGGAACTTTTGATAATCTCTAGCATTAGATGATTGATTAATCATATTGCCATTCTGCCATATTTCAAAGCGTGCAGGTTTAATACCTCTTACAACTTTAAAATTAGATGCACCTACATCGAACTCTACTTCTACTAAGGTTTTCTTTCCATTGATGGAATTGATTAGTTGGTTTTTGTTTATATCCCTATGGGGTTTATTAAATAGAACAAAGGATAAAGCATCTAGCAAAGTAGATTTGCCTGCCCCATTTTGTCCTACGATAAGGGTTGTTGGTGATCTATCTAATAAGATTGTGATCGGGTCATTGCCTGTGGAAAGAAAATTCTCCCACTTGCAGGATTTAAAATGTATCATAATATCTCGAGATTCTGTGCCTCAGTATAAAGCTTTCTTAGCTCAACCTTAATGTGATCTTTATCTAGATCGGTTTCTACTGCATCAACATACGTATCGAGAAGTTGTGTTGTATCTTCGAGGGATATTTTCTCGTCTTCGACGCTTTCTCCCAAATACTCTTCAAACGATTCTGCTATTTTTAGCTCAAATGTTTCAATGCTTTGTAACTTATCTATATATTTATCAAACATATAAAGATCATTTTTATTAAGAACAATTAGCTTTAGGAAATGTTTTTCATATTCACTAACATCTATATCGTTATAATCTGTTTTGCTATCATCATATACAATCTTTTTAAACATGGTAATAGGGTTACGCACGGGCGTGATCTCGCGGGTCTCGGTATCTAATATGTGAAAGAATTTAGGATCATCTACATCTGCCCAGGTCATCTCGAATTGTGACCCTAAGTAATGTACATTGTTCTGTGATGATTTGGTATGGAAGTGCCCAGATAGAACCATTTCATAATTGCCAAATATGTCTGCATTCATACCATGGGGGTTTGGCATGCCAGCCATCATTTCAAATCCTTTTAACTCTAAGTGAGCACCAAGGATAGGAGCTTTGCAATTCATAGCCCATTTAGTATATTCTTCATAGTTAGCATTGTTAATCCATGGGATAACTGCTACGCCCAAACCGTCGTAATCTAATACTGTTGGCTTCATGATAATGTTAACGTTAGATGTAAAGTAGCCTAGAAGCTCTTTAAGAGAGCATAGCTCATTGGTATTCTTAAAGTATACATCGTGGTTACCAGGAATAATATCCATAGTAATACCTGCATCACGCATAGGTTCTAAGAAGTCTTTTCTGTTTTGATTTAAAGCTTTAAAGTTAACAAACTTTCTATGCTCATAGTAATCACCTAAGTGAAGTATATTTTTAATACCATGTTCTTCTAAATACGGAAAAAAGATATCTCTGTAAAATTGACCTTGATAATTTAAAAATATATCGCTTGAATTCCTGACACCGCAGTGGGTATCATTTAATATCGCTACTTTCATACTGCCTGTGCCTTTGCGGCTTTATGTTGGTTATATCTAATCTTTTCTAATTGCCTAGATATTTCATTTGCTTTTGTATGTGCTGATTTTAATATAGCAACATGTTCTCTTCGCTTCATAATAGTCTTACGTCTTTTTGTTGTAACTCTATTGTGAGCAGTTTTTTGTTTGGTTGACATTTTCTTCATAACATTATCCCATGAACAGTTCTAATTTTTTTGTTTTCTTTTCTTTCTTAGCAAATTCTTTTACTGCATCATCTTTTTGTCTAATCACACCAATTCTTTGCTTTAAAGTATCTACGTAGTTCTGTGTTTCTTGAGCTACTGTACCATCCATTCCCATTTCAATAAAGTCTTCTATACCCATCTTCTCGATAAACCTATACTTAATCTCTTGTTGTTTCTTTTCCTTAGTAATCCTACGGATAAATGCATAGAAGCAAATCTGTGTAAAATAACTAAATGCATTTGGATTACCAGTTCTTGTAGCAGTTTCAATATTGTAGTTATTAATCGCTCTTAAACAGTTTTCTACTGCATCCATAACCATTTCTTCTCTATAGGTATACCTAACAAAGTTTGGCCTGTGGGATAATCCTTCACTAATCTTAATAAAACATCTTGCAATGTAATCGGTAACTACTGGGATTGGTTTTTCTTTCTCTTTAGCTGCTGTCACAGATTTAACATATTCTACTACTGCGAGTGAGAATTCTTTATTGTTAATATAGTGAGCTTTGTTTTTTTCTGTTTTGGCTTTAGCCATTTCTATATATCTCCATAATTTAATTTGATATAGTACATTATACCATAGTTCGTACTAAAAGTAAACCTTTATTTAATTTGAAAATAATTGATAAAAAGGTTTACAAATGCTGAAAAGTATGATATAATAATAGAGTATCTTCGAGGGAAGAGGTACTCTAATGAATTGTTCTCTTCTTGCGATTATCAACTAACTGTCCTTCTTCGAACAGTTCTTCCATACGAGCATTAACATCAGCTTCCATCTCTTGTAAAAGAGTGGTGTCGGTGACGAGCTCGGCTTTCTTTTTCTTTAGACTTAATACAAAGTTAAGATAAGATTCTTTTACATCTGGATCTATACCAGTAGAGTTAACAATCTTATCCATTAGAATTTTATGAGCTTTAGTATTAGAAAAAGGGAACCAAGGGGTAAAAGTATATCCACCAAGAAGACCATTTACTACCACCACGGGTCTTTCTACTAGCCAATTATCTTTGTTTTTAGAACTTACAATAGCTATGATGTCTTCACCATTAACTAGTTTAAAGTGTCTTATATTTAAATCTTCCATATTATATATTTATCTCAAATAATTCATAATCAAACTTTTCTTTTGAATATATTTTAATTCTTTCTGCTGCATGATTAAGAGTATAGTTTTTATTTGTTTTCCAATGTAGATCATCTGCAATATCATATACTTTAGTATTTCTAGTACTTTTTCTTAAACCTCTACCAATACTTTGTAATACCCTGATTTGTGATTTACTAGGTGAAGCAAAGATAATGTTATGTAGGTTTCTAATATTTATACCTGTAGAAAAGGTGCCTAATGAAGCTACGATGATAGCATTATTCTGGGTTTCAGTAATGCTTCGCACGTTCTCGCGCGTGTCCACGTCCGTCTCCCCGCTCACGTAGAACAGTTTACGATCACCTTTTATTTTATCTTTTAAGATGTTATGTAAGGGCTTGCCGTGCTTTTCGACGTAATTAAACAGGACTAATGTATTTCCTTCTAAGCTGATAGCTAAGTTAGCTATAAAGTTATTTCTTGGTGTATACCTTACAATGAAATCTATTTCTTCTTGGTATTTTAGTTTGGATATCTCTTTACAGTGTTCTTCTTTGTACTTTAATAGAAGCATTTGTATTTCTAATTTGGCTAACTGATCCGTATCCATTAATTCTTTAGTAGTAGTTACTTTATGTACTGGACCAAATAATCCTTCTAATACTAATTGGTGTGTTTGTGCGCCATCTAATGTACCTGTAGTTCCAATTCTATATTTAGCTTCTGTACATTTTTCCATTATAGCAGTCATAGACTTAGCTTTAAACTGATGTGCTTCATCGCCAATAACCATACCGAATACTTGGAAGAATTCAGCAGGTCTTTTATAGATTGATTGCCACGTGGATATAACTATTCTACCCATACGTTCACCTTTAACAGTACCACCGTGGATCTTCATAGCATATTCATCTGTGTTAAACCATTCATCGGTAGAACTGTAATCATCAAAGTCAGAATACATTTGTTCAACCAAAGATATAGTAGGAACAACAATTAAAATCTTCATGCTAGGATCTTGCTCGATATACCATCTGGCCGCAAGGTATATAATAAGGGATTTACCAGAGGCAGTAGGAGATAGCAGTAAGCTTCTTTCTTCTTTTAGTGCATGTTCTAATGCTTTAAATTGGTAATCTCTTGGCTCAATAGGCATTTGATTGGCAGTTAAGATAGGTGCACGACCAAAATCTAATGGTAATCTTTCCGGCTCTACGCTTCCATACTGTGTAGAATCGTTTGTTAGGACTTCGTATCCGCGCTGTGCTGCAAACTCTTTTAGGTACTTATATAAACCAACGTATAATGTCTTTTTGCGTGTATCAAATAGGCGTATTTTTCCATCCCAAAATTTGTTACGATACGCTGGCATAAATTTATATCCAGGTACAAAGAAACAAAAATGTTCTGTTAATTCCATTTCTACGCTAGCATCTGTTTCTATAAACAGAAATGCTTCGTTCTTTTTTGTTATTTTAATCTGATCCATTATAAAAGTTCTTTTAATCTTCTCACTGTATTATTTATATCAGTACAAAGATAGTGGTTTATATACCATTCTATAAATTGCCTTGCATACACAGGTCTATGCCAGGACATATCATGGAGTAAATCCTGTAGCTGTGGTAGTGTTTGTAATTTTTTAGTTGCCCAATGATATTCTGGCCAACCGTATGATATGACTGGAACTTCGTGCATTAAGCATTCTATTCCTGCTGTACTATTATCTACAATAGCACAAGTAGTATGAGGTAAAAAGTCATGAACGCTATTAAATCCTGTACGTACATCTATGCCATTATGTAACCAAGCATCTACTTTATCTTTTATTTTACCACGTATTTTCATAGCTGGGTGTAGCTTAACTATTAGATTATAATGCATAGGACTTAAGTAATCTACAATCATAGTAAGTTTTTTCCAATGATCTCCAAATCCAAATCCATTTACTGTTTCATCATGTGGTTGCTGGCCTATAATAAGTATATGTTCTTTAAATATTTTAGCTGGTCGCCATTTAAGTAAAATAGAATCATCCCATTTATTCGGCTTAGTGTTTCTAAGATCTATAATACTTTGCCAATCCATTTGTTCTATATCATCATTCAAGATTGGTTCTTTATAAGCTAACTCTGATGCATTAGCATATCCTAATTTATCTAAGGCGAAGTGTTTGGAAGTAGGAGCTGTAGGTTTTACTATAATAATATTTTCATCGGAAGGACCGTTATTTTCTATATG